GTCTCGTACAGATCGCCCGTGATTTTGGCCCCCTGCACATACGCCGTTTTGCCCCTAGCAATATCTTTCGCTGTCGCCGTTGCATCGCTGGTATCCGTGCCGCTTGTGGCGGGGCGAGTGCCAGTGATCTGCATGCCGGTGGCATCGTGCGCAGTTACACCCTCCACCAGATCGCTGGGGGTCACGGTGTCGCCGGTCAGATCAAGGGCGATCTTATCATTGATAACCACCTTGTTTACGGCCATGCTCAGCCTCCGATCGTCAACGTCTGGCCGCCAGCCGCATTATCAACGTATGTGGCCGGGATCGCCTGCACAGTAACTTGAGACAGGCAGTTATACGCTTTGTCGGGCAGCACAACCTGCTGCTCAAAGGTCGGCGTAACGCTCTTGGCCTGCGGCTTCATACCTTCGCTGCCGCTCATAGAGCCTTTCACGCCCAGGACCGTAACACCCTCGCGGATATTTGTGGGCACCAGCTTGGCCTGTTCGGTCGCTGCGATAGTCACTCCGCCCGCGCCATCGTGAAAGCCCATGGGGATGGTGTATTTACCAGAAACGGTGCTGATTTCACCGTTGACTTCGCCGTTGTTGGGCATCGTGCCAGTCATTTTGGCGCCACGCGCGTAGAATGTTTTACCGTTCAAAACCTCCGCCACAGCTGCGGTGGCATCGCTGGTATCCGCGTCTTTCGTGCTGGTACCGGTAATGGGGGCGCCGGACTTGTCGTGCGCCGTGATACCTTTGGCCAGCTTGTCCGGGGTTACAGTGTCTGCGGTAAGGTCTAGCTTAGTCTCCTTGCCGATAACCACCTTGTTCACATATTTATTGGGCATTGTAGTACTCCTCTCCTATAATCAGTGTGTAGCCACTGGAATCGTTGGCTACCTCGTACTGAGGTATCTTCTTGATTGTTAGGTCCTGCTGCATTAGTCGCTTTGCGGTGGGCAAAACCTGCGCCGAGAACAACGGCGTGATGTCATACGGCCCGCTGTACTCCGGCGCACCCACCACTGTGGTGCCGGTCACGTCCACCCGCACGGATGCCGCCCCCGCAATGCGCACTGATACGGCGCTCTGTTGGGCCACTCGCACCTGGATCATGCACCATCAACCTCCTGGAATAAGGTCGGGCTCATTTTGAGCGTCAAAATCTCCGTCTGCGGCTGGTCAGTGCTGTCCCGCAACGTGATGCGGGTGTCCATGTACAATGCTTCGCCGCCCAGGAATTTGTACGTTTCTTCCCGCGTCCAGGGGATAAGGATGATGTTCTGCCCTTCCTGCCGGGTGCAGTCATCCGGCCAGACGTTGGATTTAATGGCCGGGAAGCCATTATAATTTTTTTGTTTAAATACAAATTCTATCCGGCTCACATCGTCCAAATCCATCCCGATTTCCACGGGCAGCGCAAATTGCGTTCCCTGTTTCATTCGTTTTTCTCCTGGCTCGGCTGGTTCTCCGCTGCCATTTCCTCCGCCGCCATGTTCTCTCGCACGGCGGCAAGCACGTTTTCCAAAACCAGCTCAGATACCGCAAAGGGGATTTTCGCGTCGTTGATCGCGGCAATAATCTTGCGTTTACACTCTTTGATGCGTTTGGTATCGGTCATGGTCTTTTCCTCCTTACAGCCGCGCGTTCACGGCATTTTTCAGCGTGGCAATGGCCGCCAGAACCTCTTCATCAAGGGCCACAAAAGACCCCCGGTTGTTCTGGCTGGTGATGTTGCCGCTGTCGTCCAGTTCCATGTATGTGTAGCTCACGCGTTCGCCTTCGGCGGTCGTAACGACCGCCACGCCAGATAATTTCTTCATGTTAATCTCTCCGATTCCTCCAAAAGAATGTCTGCGGTCTCGTCTGCACCTGTCTCCATAGCCAACAGGTCATCTGCGGCGGTGGTGCTTTCGTCCTGGGCACGGGCGGCGGTGCTGGCGGCCAGATCAATGCCTGCCGGGTCGCCCGCGGGGTAACTGCTGTCACTGCGGTCGGCATAGCTGCCCTCATAGCCGCGCTGGGCGGCCATGCAGAGCCATGCAAATTGCTGACCTGGTGCGCCGTGTATAATGGCATACTGGCCGCAGTTTTCGGCCCACAGGTGGCCGGTTCCATCGCAATCCGTCAGCAGCCAGGCGGGCTGCCCGTGCTGGGCGATGGTCTCCGCATAGCGCGGGTCAAGGGCAATCAGGCACCAGCCTTCGGGGCCGCACTGGCCCTCGCCCCAATCGGCAAAGGTTGGCAGCGGCGTCTCAAATGCGGCCATTTTCAGCGCGCCGAAGCTGGTAGGCACCACGCGGGATTTGCTGCCCCAAACGTCCAGATTGTGTACATTCAGCTTGCCGGAGACACCCACCCGCGTTGTGTTAAAATCGGCATCGCTGTCATCGCTGCGGTTGTAGGTGATCTGCATGCCGACATATGATGTCGGGTTAAGGCCGTCAACCCAGCCGTACTTGGCGTACTTGCTGCACGCCCCAATGTAGGAACTGCCAGCCTCAGAGTACAGCAC